TATTAACAAAATTATGAGATGTGCCAATGTAACCTGCGACTTCTTTATCGCTATTTCTAACGAAAACTACACCAGTATCTGTTTCAACAGTTGTGTTGACGCTCGAAACTGTTTTACCAGTGACTGTTCTGACAATTGCTGCCGCACCACCACCTGAAGTGTTTGTGTTATCAAATACTAAACTATCACCAACTTTATACCCACTTCCAGATTCTACGACTTGGAAATCATCAATAGTTCCTCTAGTAACGGATTCTACGACTGATACTTGCTTTGTAAGTTCATTGGATTCAATGATAAAGTCATTATCAGCAGTTGCATCAGAAACTTTATATGGTAAAGTATTTCTAATTATATTGGAACTATTGAAGTCAAAGTTATCCTGAGTGATTAGGAAGTTGTCTGGTTCGGGTGTAGATCTATAAGTATTACCTACAAAATATGGGAACTCAGGTTCAAGATTTCCTTGTGATCCAGTATTAACGCCAACAAAGTAAGCATAGACACCATCTGGATATTCGGGTGTCTTACAGAATCTACCGTTGTGCTGATCAAGATCTCCTCTTCCTGTGTACTGATAGTCTTCAACAAAGAAACCTGAGGAGAACGATGAAGGTCTATTAGCAACCTGTGAGGTTTGTGCTTCATATCCAGTTACAACCATTCTAACACTAGAGTTACTGTCAGAAGGATCGCTGAATGCATAAGGACCATAAATGGGATTTCCATCATATGCCCATCCAATAATTGGTGAGTGAGTTGTTCCAGTATCATTAAATTGACTGAATCCAACAGCAGTTGAATATCCAACGACGGAATACTTTAAGTTTCCAATAGATTCTGTGAGAAGGAACTCATCACCAAATCTCTCAAAGTTATTAACTCTAAGTGATCTAACCGAAGGTTCTAAAATAGTTCCTCTACCTGCAGGTGTAATTTTAATTGATGGTGACTCACTATATCCAATTCCTGCATTAACTACTTTAACTTCAGTAATCTGACCATTTGATACGATAGGACGTAAACGTGCTCCTACACCAGTTCCTAAACCAACAACTTCCAAATCGGGTGGAGAGAAATATTCTGTTCCAGAATCACGGACATCAACAGATAAGATTTTACCGCCTGATACGATTGCCTTTAATTCTGCTCGTTTTCCATTCTTAATGGTAATGGTTGGTTTCTTCTCAAAGTTTACGATCTCAGATCCATAGTTAGTTCCAGTTTCATACAAATACGCATCTACAAGAGATCCTCTAACGATTGGGGTGACAACAAGGTCACCACTTCTACTCAACGTTGTAGGCGAATATACGGCAGTTACAGTTAACTGTACGGGAGGATATGAGAACTCTTGATTACCACTACCAACGGTTTCAAACTTTACATAATCTCCACGATCGAAATCGTAAGTGTTAGTTCCACCAACTCCAGCATTTGCTAATCTAAACGAGTTATTGTCTAACTTAATAACTTTATACTGATCAGTTTCATTCAATCCTGTGATTGTTCCTACACCAGAGGAAGTTCTGTAATTAATAATTTCACCATGTTCAAATCCATGACCATTGAACTTAACAGATGATGTGACTGTAGATATTCCAGTAGTCTTAACAATTAACTTTCTATTCGTGTAGTTGCTACCAGGATTAATAACTCTTACAGATTGAAGATGATTTTTACCTTCATATAATCTAAATTTATGAGTTCCTTGAGTATTCGTTGTGGTAAATCCAACAGTATTAATTCCTGCATTATAATCTTTCAGTGTTTCATAAAGTCTAATGGAATTAATACCAACTACTTCTGGGTAATAGATTGAACCATTGGATAGTGTTTTATTTTGATCAGTATTTGGACCAGCAAAAGATCCAACACCTATGGACGCATTATTATTGTTATTATAAACTAACGCTTGACCATTATGTAAATTATGTGGTTGCTTGAAAATAAGTTGATCATTTACTGTGTCAATACCACCATCTTGAGGTGCGGATCCTCCAAGTATAATAGTAGTTCTTCCGTTGAATTCTAACTCTCTGAATCTCTTATTGATAACTGGTTGTAAAATAGCACCAGATCCATTTCCACCATCAATTGTGATTGATATTACTTTCTCAATATCAAAATTTTGTTGATCAACTAAAATTTCTTTTACATTACCACTGATAACAGGTTGAACAAGAGCTGTTGTTCCCGTACCGGGAGACGACATTGTAATCTGTGGTAAATCAATTACATCAAAGTTTGTACCTTGATTTAAAATTTTAAACTCAGACAGAGGTCCATAATATACTCTATCATCAGACTTATAGTTACTAATCTCAACTCCATTGACTAACATACCAATGGTTCCCGTAGCAGTTTCTACTGCCTTTCCAGACTTGATATTTGGTTCAATTGGGAATTTCTTAAGGGTCTTTTGAACTCCAATCTCTTCATTCTTATGTCTTAGCAAAACAAAGGTATGAGAACCAGATCCAGTAGGAAGAGGTTCAAATTCAACAAATCCTGCACTGGGAATAAAGGAAGGTGAGTTGTAAAGTCTTATTTGGTTTTTATTCGTTAAAACTTCAACATAGTATAACCCTTCAGACAGTCCAGTGATAGGAGTTGACTGTGGTTTATAGAAGAGTGCATCTCCTGTTATAAAAGGAACATCTGTAGTGAAGGAGATTACAGAATATTTTGTTGTTAAACTATTAAATCCTTGAATTGCACTTCCACTAGCATCAGCAAGAACACTCTTCGATACGGTGGTATCAATGTTATATGATGGCAGAGATGAAGATGCAACGTAGATATTTTTATCTAATTCATTGTAAACGTTTTGAACGTTTGCATTTAATACATTATTTCCATATTGAATTGGTGAAAATGTACTAGAAACTTTTTCTAACTTTCTACGCAAATCATATTCAATGCCAAAAGTTGGAGTAAATCCTCCAATATTGTTCAATGTAAGTTGTTTGGTTGTTGCAGTAGCACTGATAGTGGTTACAACAGCATCGGAAACGTCTACTATCTGTGTATTTCTTCTTAAGATTTCAACAGTATCACCCTCTTTTAAATTTGACTTATCGAACTCCGATTTAAGAACAAACGTAGAACCACTAATACTATCAATTTGGAATCTACATGAAGTATTGTAGACCCATGAATTACTAAGAATTTGTTTTTTGGTTCTGTTAGTAGAAGGATTTTGAATCTCTTCACCTAAGTTTTTAACAATAATCTGCTCACCTTCGGAAGTTAAGTTGATCGTTGTTATTGGAACAAACTTAGAAATGACTCCGGTAATTCTTAATTCTACCTTTTTAGACGTATCTCCATTTTCATATCCAAAAATTACTTCATCGGATCTAATATCATCAGCAGTATTGATGGTATTTGTAACACCAGAGCAATTTAAGAACTGATTTATAGTTTTGCCATCATAAGTTACGGTATTGATTCCAGATATAACTGTTCCGGTAGTGGTAAATCCGACAGTAGAATCAACAGTTATGACGGATGATCCCGCAGAAACATTACCAATTACTTTTGTTTTTCCGGGAATAGTAAATGTTCCCTGAATTGTCTCCAGATCATCATATCCAACGAAGAGACTCATCTTATAATATGATCTATTGTCTCTAGTTACAATCTCAACTTCAGATACAGATGCCTGAGTATCAGCGTCTGTAGACTTTGTGATTGTTTGTCCAATCAGTTTATTGGGATCACCACTAATTCTCTCTGCAAGTATAACTTCCCTTCTTACATACTCTGCAGATGAGGGTTTTACAAGTAATTCTTCCAGATCAACAATCTTAGGATCTACACCATACAAGACGTTGAATAATATTCTAAAGGATTCTTCAGTTCCTTTAGATTGGTATAAAGACTTCGATTCCTTGATGAAGTTACTAACATCAAGATTAGATACAAAATCAGTATCCTCTAAACCAGGAGTTAAGGATGTTTTGATTTTTTTGTAAAATTCATTCAGGAATAATGCACTGAGGTTCTGAACATTTGAACCAGAAGTGTGAATTCCTGCAGAAGAAGTGGAAAATACAAGTTCACCAGGATCATTTGGTGCATGATATGTTGTAATACCACTAAATCCACGTACACAACCAGTGAAAGTATTAGTAGTTACTCCAGTGTAAGTAATAATCTCATCATCAATCTTGATAAGACCATACTCATTAGGAAATCCTTTCGTAGAATCTACAGAAATTGTTCCACTTGCAGTTGTTATACCTGCAGAAAGTGACGTAGAACCACGAATGACTTCAGGGGTTAAATTATCTAACTTCAGATATTGATCTAAGTTATCGCTAAGGTCAACTGGACCTCCACGATATTCTTGTGAAATATAGTATTGCTTGAAAAATTCTAGCGCATTAGGATTTTCGCTTACTACAAATTCAGGAAGTTGACTATCAATAATCTGCTGAACTTGTACTCTCTTCTCAATGCCCGTCGTTATCATATCAGCCTCGTGTTAATTCCCCGTTTGAGTAGCTAGATGTCACTTTATAACCAACACCAGAAATCTGCTCACCCGATGAAATGGTATCTTTAACCATATTTATTGTGCTACTGGAAATGTTAAAATCAAGATAAAGATCTTGAAGTCCGATAACATCATTCGACTCAGGATATGCCTGAACCTCAACAACATTGTTTGGTTTATCGGTAGAAGTAATATTGATGGTTGTTAAATTAACTTCGCCCTTGACATAATCAACCGTTCCTGCAGACTTGACGACAACAACGTTTCTACCTGCTTGCCCATCCAAAACTTCTTTCTTAACAATAGAAAGAACACCTGTTAATCTATCTGCATTAGGAGTGTCAGTTATGTAAACAGTATCGGTTTCTCCTTCAATTTTGAACCCTGTACTCTTGATATTCAAACCTTCTGGTTTAACATTGAACTTATTACCAAAACATAATTCATATTGAGCAAACTGATTTGTCAATGCATTTAGATTTCTTCTAATAGTAACTCTAGTAATGTTAGATGTAATCGCACTATCGATGTTGTCGATTACATTCAGAACCTTACTATACTTAAATCTTCCACCAAAGCGATTGACATCTCCAGATTTAGAATATGTTTCTAAAGAATTGATGATATTTGTCTGTAACTGATTAACACTTGATATTTTAGAAGAGTCGTAGTAGATGAAAGAATCAACTTCAACATAAAGAACCTGAAGGTCAACAATCTTTTGATTGATACCTGTCAGTGAATATCCTTTGAGTTTTGTTAGAATATTCTTTTTATCAAAGTCAGATACAAATTCACCATTTTTTGGTTTGATGGTAATGAATACAGTTCCAAACTGTGGGGGATCCAATTCTTCTCCACCAACAACAGAAATGGATTCTGTATTAGGATAAATCTTCTGAACAATAGACTCATAATCTCTAGAGGTAACTGCTCTATACTGAGATGAATAAAGTCTTGGAGCAAAGTATTTAATAGAGTCAATCGATTCAATGTCTCCACCGTTAGAGGCAGCCACAACGGTGTCTACGGTGGGTACAACGGTAGGTATGACTACTTGTCCCGTTGACCCAGTGAAACTGCCTGCAAAGGCGAATATGGACGGTCCATTGCCTTCCTTACCAGACGTAGTGATATAGTGAACGGTGATCACTGCACCGTCTTCTAACTTCTTACCAAAGATGCCATCACCAAAAAGAATCTCATATCTTTCGTCCTGAATCTCTTGAATCAGATATGTTTCCGACGAAGATGTGACATTGATGATATTATCAATCATCTTATATTGTTTGCCAAGTCCGGTGTCTGCAGGACCTTTGACATAAACAACAATTGATGAAGTATCAATGGAAGAGTTGTCTAGAGTAAACCGTTGGTCGATTGATGCATTATTAACAAACTGTCTTGTTAAGAAGTTGCCTTCTTTGACTTCAATGGGGTTTGCTGTCGTTCCAAACGTTGCTACGCCGTTGGTAACGGTAGATGTAATACTTTCTGTAATTGCAAAGACATAATCAGTGTTGTCTACACCACCTACGCACACTAGACCGGGTTCTAAGGTCAATGTGGGACTAGATGTAGCGGTTTGTACGCTGAACTTAATTGACGCCTTTGCAGCGGTTTTTGAGCGGGGTACGTAACCAACGTTTCTTGCAAGAGAGACAACGTTCTCTCTCAGTGTCGCAGAGTCAAGAAACGATTCGTTAACGACTAAGTTTGAGTTAAATGCGGTAATATAGGTGTTATATGCTAACGTATCGATAAGCACCGAAAAGTTAGACCCTTCAAAGTCAAAATCCGTGAACGTAGTGTTAGCACGGAGGTAGTCTTTGATCTGAGCTTTTATCTGATCGAAGTCTAGATTAGAAAATTTTGTAAGAGGCATATTACCTAGTTGCCTGGAGTATAAATGAGAAGTCTTGTGTAGGTAAGTCTTGACCTACGATATCGAAAACAACAGTGACCTCAAATTCATTATCATCGGGTCTAGGAGCAACGTCGATCCTTAAATTATCTACTCTTGGTTCGAAGTTTTCAATAGTAATACGAATTTGCTTCTCAATTACTGAGGCAGTACCAAAATCAACAAAACCAAAGAGACTAGAACGAACATCAGATCCTAAAAGAGAATTAAAAAACCTCTCAGTTGGGATGGTTTGCACCAAATTTCTGACAGATCTCTTAATTGCGTTCTCATTCTTGAGAATTGTTATGTCCTTAGTCACTGGATGTGCTTTAAAGGACAAACTAATATCTTTGAATGATCTAGATATCCTCTGAACAGCCATTAGAACTATAGTTTTCTTGATTTATTTATGTGCTTTACCTAACGTTCTACCTCTCTGAGGTTGTAATCTAACGAATTTAGGTAATTTATCATGTTTTCAGCAATAACATGCGGATTTTTAGGTCCGCATGTGTAAAAATCGGCGGCAATACACCCCTTTTCAGGCCAAGTATGGCAAGAAACGTGACTTTCTGCCAATGTAATGACGATTGTGCATCCTTGAGGGACAAAACAGTGCTTAGATACGTTCAAAACACTCATACCGGCATCATTGATACCTTGTAACATCACCTCCTCAAGGGTCTCAGAGTCGTTTAAGAGGTCATATTCGACTTCATAGACCTCAAGAAGGAGGTGTTTTCCCATCGAAAACTTTTTATTCGTCAACATTTTGTATTATTGGGTGTCAAGTGGGCGATCTTCTTGGGATTTGTACATTTCTTCGATATTTTCTTGCTCTTTTTCACGTTCTTTGGCAGTTTTCCAGAAATATTCGTCTTCACGACCCATTCCAAGTCGGTCATAACCATTTTCAACAGAATAATACTGAGTTGAAACCTTAAAATCAGGCATTTTGGGGTTGACGGGTGTCAAACTGTTGTCAAAAATCCTCATTCTGTTGTTTGGATACAGAGCATACTGCCCATTATCCAGTTCAATCAGGTTATGAGACTTATGTTCGGCAGGATTCTCACTCGTTGCATAGTCTACAATGTCAGGATCCTGGTGATAGTTGTCTATTGTGCAAACGTAGGTGCCTCTTTGGATGCCATGATCTCTTGTATAGAGTTCATAGTCCATAGAACCAATGAATTGCTTCGTGACGGAGACCACACCATAGTCCATACAGTTCCAGAACTGCAGATTAGGTAGATCCATGTCAGGAGTCGGAGTCTCTGGTTCCGAGACAAACGCGCTGATCGGAAGTTTGTCGTACATGGCGGCATACTCAGGTAAGTATGTTTCAAAATAAAAGGCACGTCCAGGTATAGACTTAGCAGATACCCAGACGCCCTTTACAAATTCACCATGACCACTCTGGTGATCAGTCAGATATTCTTTTCTTACCCAAACTTCTACCGAAGGTAGATTCGTAATTAAACAAGACATACAAAACTTTACATCTTTACTTATTTACCCTGCCCGCGATAAATCTTACGAGCCGAGTTACGCGAGGTCGCGGCGTATTTTGTACCCTTACCACTCCCTTGACGAGTTTTTTTCGGGGGTCCTGGTACAAAACCGTCCTTGACTAGACCTGTTTTTGATTTCGCCATGATCCGTTGTCTCCTATGATGATTGTGTTAATAAGTTCTGGTTTGGGATGACCAGTCTGATAGTATTCTATCGCAAGATCATCCAATCGTTCAAAATACTCCAACTGACTTAAACCTTTGTAGAGGACCTTATCCCCTACTTTGATCGTATAAGTGTCAGACATGGTATCAGATTACTCGTGTCTTCTCGTGACCAACTCTAATACGAGGGTCGCACCAGATCTCGAATCCCGCTTCGATCGCGTCAAGACAGAATGATACGTCTTCACCGCACATGTCCTGCACACTACCAGATTCAAAGACTTGCATCTTGGGTGCGAACCAGGGATACTTCATACCCTCATTCTCAAACACACCCTTCTTGATGAGTACCCAACCGAAACCTGTGTAGTCTACAGTGAATGGTTTACGACGCTTCTGAATGCTTTCGATAGTCTCATGATTCATGACTCCACCGTTATTGGAAAAATCTTCTTCCTCCAACCAGTGAGCAACTGAAGTAGTACGACCGTCTTCAGTACAATACCAACCTGCTGCGATATCCTTTTCCATCAATACCAACTGAAAGAATTTCTCAGTGTTGAATACAATATCACTATC